GACTACTGCGGGCATCATCCAGGCAGGCCCCTTCATCGACAAGCTGCAAGGCATCCGACTGCTGCTCGAGAAGGAGGCAGACCCCACGGCCGAGCACACCGTCAGCGAAGACCGCCAGATGTGCCTGCTGCTCGAGCCCGACGAGTGGGAGCAACAAGACGAGGAGCTGCTGCTCACTTCCCGCGAGGTGCGACGGAAAGTGAACCCGATGCTCGGCATCATCGTTCAGCACTCGTTCTACGATGATGAGATAGCGAAGGCACGGCAGAACCCCGAGAAGATGAACGAGGTGATCACCAAGCTGCTCAACGTATATAAGACTGGTCGCGTGAAGGATTGGCTGAAGCCCGAAGACATCCGACCGCTTCAGATAGACCGACGCATCGATGACTGTATCGACTCCGAGGGTTGGCTCGTCTTCTGCGGTCTCGACTTCTCCAAAGGTGATGACCTCAATGGCGTGTCATACCTCGCATACAACACCAGCACGGGCGAGTACTTTGCCGATATGGATTCCTACATGTCGGAGAAGGCGGTGAACGAGAGCCCCATCCGTGAGCTGCTGCTGAAGTGGGCCGATATGGGATACCTCCACATCGTGCCTGGGCAAACGTTTGACCCGTCGTGGCCAGTGAACCGCATCATCGAACTCGACGGCAAGGGCATCAACTTCATGGCCTTCGGCTACGACCCATACAATGCCAAGATCGTGATGAATGCTCTCGGTCAGTGGGTGTTCGACATCGGCCTCGATCCCAAGCAGATCATCCAGCCCGTGCGCCAGAACTTCGCCACCTATAACCCTGCCGTTAACGAGTTCGACTACTGGGTAAAGCGGTCGAAGGACGATGGCTGCGGTCATCAGATACCCGCGCCGCTGATTCACTTCTCGCGCAACTCGCTATGGCCGTGGGAGTTCGGCAACGTGATGCTGGCCGAGAGCAACGACGGTATGGGGAACATGAAACCCGTGAAGCGCGAGCCCAACGGCAAAGTGGATAACATCCAGATGCTGCTCTCCGCAGTGATCCTCTACGATGCCTCGCAAACACAAATCAATAAATGATTAATTTAGGCACGGATAATTTTTAGGCACGGATTAACACGGCTTTAAATAAATTTAAAGACACGGATTATGGACTTATTTGACTTATTTAAAAAGAGAGAAATGCCAACGGAAGAAGAAAAACCAAACGAAAAGCAATACGCACCACTATACGAAGAGCCAGAAGACGCAAGACTGTTCTATGTTGTGCGCAAACTTGTTGAATTGGGCGCAGAGTTTGACATAAAGGCCTGCGGATTGCATATCACTAACAAAAGCAACGAATAACTATGGAACAAGAACAACAGACAATGGAGGAGTATCTGCTCTCGCAGCTGGACAGTATGCCTGGCACGATAGAGCGTAACGGCAAACGATACAGATTGCGCATCAGTAAGTCGGGAAAATGTTCTTATGCTGTTCAATATAAGCCATTAGATAACGGCACGGCTCTTTATGAACTGACGGATAGCAATTTCAAAAAAGCTATCCAGACAATGATTTTGATATTGCAAAAAGAAGGAGTGATGGCATGATTACTTTGCGAAACCTTTACACTACATTCGGACACGACCCAAAATGGCGCAAGTTGGCCACGCAGTCGGCACAGCCGATGGTGTCGGTCTTCATGCGAAAGTTGGGCGACACGGACATCACGACGCTGACCGACTTCGACATTGAGATGCAACTGGCCATGAGCGAGCAGCCCGAAGACCGCAAGGTTAAGGCTCGCTCGTGTATGCACTACCTGCTGCTATGGGCAAAGGAGCATGGCAAGGAGGTGCCGCAGATAGCGCACCCGAATGAGATCAAGGCGCAGGAAACAGAAGAGCCTCCAACGGAAAAGCCGGTAGTCAGCAAACCTCAGACCGAAAGTAAAACCAAAGCAAATCGAACCGAAACAAAGGAACGCAAGAAGTCCACAAAGAAGGTGGCTAAAAAAGAACAGAAACACGCAGAAACGAATGATGCGAAGAAAAAAGGTGGCAGACCACAGACTGGTACCATCTATTACGACAACGCATCGAAAGGTTATCATAACGGCAAGCGCGTGTTCAATGACTGCTGGCGGGCTGAAATCATGATAGAAGGTCAACGCTTTCGCCATCGCTCAAAAGAGCGTGAGGACTGCGTGGCGTGGCTCCGTGCCGTCAAGCAGGGCAAGATAAAGCCCACCGACAACAAAGCCGACTGGTGGCGCATGGAGCAGCACAAGGATGAAGCGGCACGCATCGACGAGTTGATAGTCAGCGCAGCCGAGGAAGCCAACATCGTGTACGAATATCGGCAGACGGGCGACACAGAGATACTCTACGACTATTGCATCAAAGCCCTGCTGCCTCACATGGTGTACTATTGCGCCCACACCTTGCAACTCGGTCGTGACCGATCGTTGGCGTGCTCACGTCAGGCCGTCGGGCTTATCCTCACCAAGATAGTTGGCGGTCGCCCCGTCACCAACATCACGTTCACCTGTAAGCGTATGCTCCGAACCTATAAGAGCCGAGGCGATTTCTGGTACTACGACAAAGCACCGGAAGTGGTCAAGCTGATGGTGAACCGCATTGATATGTCTGCACTCGCAGAATTGTACAAAGTAACTAAGGATAGAAGAATATGACGACAATCAAGTGCAAATGCCCGAAGTGCATTCAGAATGTAAACGGGCATTGGTGGTGCCAGCGGTTCAACGACTTCACCGATAAGGAGAACGTGGAACTCTGCCGGCAGTATCCAATGAGCGAGTAAACCCAAAGCGGCAAAACCCTTTATAGTATAAAGGGTGCCGACCTTTATAGTAAAAAGGGTGCGACCCTTTATAGTATAAACCTATTAAACTCTATTAAAAATGATCGATTACAAAGGACAACTGAACTTGGGCAACGAGGCCCTACAAAGTGAGAAGACCATCACGGCCAACGAGGTGCTCCGCACCTGCGACACGAAGGCACTGGCTCGCGAGATTTCACATCAGAATGCGCTCATCCCAGAGCAGGTGGCAGCAGCCGTGCTCGAGAACTTCTGCAAGGCAGCAGTCGAGAAGATGGCCGAAGGTTTCGCCATCCAGCTGAGTGCAGGCAGCGACGTGGCCATCCGCATCTTCCCCGACATACACATCAAGGGCGGCAACATCAACCTCACCCGCGCCAAGGAGCTCGACCCGACGGTGACGGAGCTGTCCGAGGAGAACGCAGGCGAGCTCATCGACCGTGCGGGAGGCGTGCAGGTGCGCGTCCGTGCCACCTGTATGCAGAAGTTCACCGACCTGCTCGATGCAGAGGGTGTCCAGGTGAAACGCGTCGGCATCGAGACCAAGGCATACGTCGCCAAGACTGGCTCAGAGACCGCAGGTGGTGGCAGCGACAACACAGGCGGGGATCCGCAGAATCCCGGTGGTGGGGATGATGGGCTTGACCAGGACTAATTTAAAGGTAAAAAAGTAAAAAGGCAAAAGAATAATTCAGAGGCTTAGTGAAACAGACGGTCGCACCGCTAAACATCACGTCGGGCAGCGCACCCGAAGTTCCCGTGCAAGCCGTGGGGCCTCCGACAACAAGAGGGCTGACGGGTGTCGGCTCTCTTCGTTTTTGAACACGAATTACACGAATTATGGATTTCCTGACAATAGATTTAATAAAGACGCATTGCCGAATTGAGGGCTACAGCGAAGACCCAGACGAGCAGCGCAAGATTGACAAGACAATCAAGAAATGCGCCAACCTTGCAGAAGGGATTGTTTACGAGCATATAGGCAAGGACTATCCTGCCATCATGAAGGAATATGGCGAGATACCTACTCGGATAATGCAAGCGGCATTGATGGCGACAGCGGACATGATATTAGAGCGCGACCCTAAAGAGAATTACGCTTTCAAGATGATACTGAAACCATATAAGAAGAAGGAACTATGACAACAGATTACAACCCCTACGTCATCATCGACGATGTGACGATGGCGAAGGTTATGGACTTGCTGAACACAGGCAGGACGATGGCCGAAAAGAGTTATCCGCACCTTGTGGAGAACTACGAGCGAGTTATTAAACAAGTCCGTGAGCGTGCCGAATGCTTCACGGGCAGTCAGAA